GAATGATATGAAGGAATATATTACACAAATATCTAATGTTAATAAAAAATAGAAAAAATATCGTTTTTTTCTTTTAATATATACATTAAAATAAAAAATTAAAATAAAAATATGGCAATTCAAATTGGAAAATACAAAAGACCTGGTATCTTCATCGAAGAAATTGATAAGTCAGTGTTTAGTACATCGGTTGTAGAAGGAATAACTAACCTTGTTATTGGTGTTTCTAAAAAAGGACCAGTTAATACACCAATTAGACTAACAAATACTACTGATTTAGAAGCAGTTTTCGGTCAATTAGATAGAAATTTAGAGAGAAAGGGATCTTTCTTTCATAGAACTGTATCAAAAATGTTGGAAACAACTCCCGTTTATGCAATGAACTTGTTGCTAACAGATGATACATTAGATAAAATCGAATATAAATCTTTATCTACATCATCATTTAATAAAAATGATATAAAAAGAGAAGGACCTTATAGAAGATTTTTTGATACTACTGGTTTCTGGAAAAGAGATACTGAATCTTTTATTAATCTAACTAAAGGAGATGAAGGATATACTGAAAGAGCTTTAGGGTTTACTAACTTATCGGATAGATATATTACAGTATTTGTTGTTAAAACTGCAGTTACTGGATTTGATAGAACATTACTTGAATGGTATGGTTCTGTTGAAAAAATGCCTGCTTATGTTAGCTCATCAGATTATGCATCAGACTATATGGTTGATGTTGTTGTTGTTGGTGGTGATTGGTCAAACTACCAAGAATTGGCAGTTGATACAAGATGGTCCGCATATTTTAATACACAAGGTTTAATTAAAGAACAATTAAGAAACTTCGCAAATGATAGAAATATAACACTTTTATCTTACTATGAAGGATTGTCGCTTATTCCATATTTTAGAGATTTAAACGGTAGAAATATATTTATCGAAACAACAATTAATAGAGATACTGATACAACTGGTTTATTCTGTGCATTTAATGCAGAATTAGTTGAAAAAGATTTCTACACAGGTTTAGTTGACCTTGTTGGTAATACACTTGTTGGTACAGGAGAAACGGAAATTGATTTCTTGTCTTACAAAGAAATAATATCTGAAAATGTTGATTTTAAACAGGTTCCTTTAGATTTACCTGGAAATGTTACATCATTATTTGGTGGTGCAAGTTTCTCATATTATAGTCAACCAATACACGCTTTTGGTTCACCAAAAGAAACTGGTGTTGTTGATAATGTAAATAGAACAGGTTGGTTTGGAGAAGGTTCGGTATATGGAGTTAGTAGAGCAACATCACCTAATTTTTCTGCAACACAGTCATTATCTATTACTTATGGTGTTGGTGCATCTGCATATGCAGTGATTGGTGGTTATGTTCCAGTTGGTGCAACTACATCACTTGTAATAAACAGTTCTGATTATGTAAATAAATCAACTACTGCTTCTTATTATTCAGCATTTGTTTTGGACAATACTGGTGAAATAAGAAAAGTAGATAGTTTTGTTGAAGCTACTTTACCAACTGTTTCATCAACTGATATTGTACTTGGTTATATAAATGTTAATGTACAATCAGGATTATTTGTCGGTGGTACTTTCTCAGATGTTACCGTTAGTAACACAGGATTCGGTGATTTATTGATAGGTACTGATTATGATGTTATTGAAGTTCCTGCACCTGCTGGATTTAGTAAATCATTTAAAGTAGAATTTTTAGGAACAAATACTGTATCTTCTAATACATCAAATTATGCACAATATAGAAGATTTAAAATGTTTAATAGATTGGTTGAGATTATTGATAGTGTTAATAAATCAAAAGTATCTATGTTGACAAATTCAACTGACTTTACAAAATATAGTTTAGTGGATGCTACAATAACAAATATTGTTTATAGCACAAGTTTTAATAAATCATTTGTATTAAACACAAATATTATTAATATTGATGATATATTGAAAGGATTCTTAGTATTCTATACTGATGATAATGAGTTTATTTTAGGTACTGATGGGGTTCTAACTACAGACCTTATCGCAACTCCAACTACTGGTGTTGTTGCAAAATATTCAAACTTCTATTCTGATTTTTATAATGGTAATATAAATACTGGTGATTTCTTCTATAATAATAGATTATATTTAGATAACTTTGGTGTTCAAAATACATATGCGTATAATGAGTCAACTACTAATGTTACATTTATAAATGGTGAAACTGCAACTTCAGTAACTTCAGTTTATGCTGGACATAATTACATCATATTTGATGCATTATCATTTGAAGGTGAAGTAGGATTGGATGTATTAGAGAATGTAATATTCCCAACTTCATCATTAAACACTGGTGTATTTACTATAACTGATAATACTGCTACTGCTGAAAGTACTAGTGCTTTGGCAACATCACTTGGTTATGCAGGTTCTTATGCATATGAAGTTGTACAAAATGTTGTTACAGAAAATTTAACTAATGTTAATGTTATTTATGACTATGATGTTAAACATTATTTAAGAATGTATTTGGATACAAATGCTAACTTAAATGTTGGTTTTAGAGATGTTACATTAAATAGTGTTGAATCAATAAATACTATTGCAGCGAATACTATATATGTTCAATCTTCAAAATCTAACTTAAAAGAGACTATTGAAATTGAATTACCTACTGGTTATGTTCAAGTCCCTAATAAAATTTTAGTTAATGGTTCAAGATATACTGAATTAAAAGTTGGTGATTTCCTAGAAGCAGATACTACAGACGTAGTATTGGAAGTTGGTCAAGTTGCTAGAAAACTTACAAGAGTTTTAAGTAAAAGACAATATGCTGGTGATACAACATTATCAGAAATTAGTTGTGATGCTAGAATTTTGATAAATGGTTATAGTGGAGATTATCAAGCAACAAGATATTCATCAATTGATCAATATGCAACAACATATAAAGCAATTGCTATGAAAGGTTTTAGAATTAGACAGGCATCTTTACCAGATGGTACAGAAGCTAAACAAAATCAAGTTTTGAACTTAGTTGCTAAAGGTACACCTTTATTCAAATCATTGATTAATAAAGAAGCATTTGACTTTAGATATTTAATTGACTCATTCGGATTAGGATTGGTTGAAAGATCTAAACAACAATTGGTTGATATTTGTGGAGAAAGATTAGATGTATTTGGTTTCTTAAACATGCCATCAATTAGATCTTTCAAAAATTCATCATCACCAAGTTTTGTTGATGCAAATGGTGTTTTACAAGTAGAATTTATTGCAAAAGGAGGAGATCCTGAAAGTAATCCTGCATTCTTGTATTCATTTGGTGAAGGTACTGGTACAACTTGTGTTGGTTACTTTACTCCTTACATTACAGTAAATGATAATGGAAGACCATTTGATTTCCCACCTGCATCTTATGTGGCAACTACTTATATTAGAAAACATATTTCAAATATTAGCTCAGTTACTCCTTGGACAATTGCAGCGGGTGTTACTAATGGTAGAGTTACTAATATTGCTGGACTAGAACTAGATTTTGATCCAACTGATATTGAGTTCTTAAATACTGCACAAATGAACCCTATCGTATTAAAAAGAAATAGAGGATATGTTATTGAAACAGAAAATACTGCACTAACATTGTATAAATCAGCACTTTCTTTAGTACACGTTAGAGAGGTATTAATTGAACTTGAAAGAGAATTATCAAGAATGTTACTTGATTACCAATGGAAATTCAACACTCCTGATGTAAGAGCAGAAATTAAGCTTAGGGCGGATGTTATCTGTGAGACTTTTGTAAGTAAAAATGGTTTATATAACTACTTTAATAAAATGGATGATGAGAATAATACTGCAGATGTAATAGATAACCAAATTGGTGTTCTTGATACTTATGTAGAACCAATCAAAGGTATGGGTATAATTGTAAATAATATTACAATATTAAGAACTGGTGCTATTGCTGCAGGTGGTTTCTTAAATGCATAATAAATATTAAATTAAATAAAAACCCCTTAGAGAAATCTAAGGGTTTTTTATTTTAAACATAGTTTGTATTATTTACTATAATAGAGAAGTAAAACTTATCAATATATAAATAAGTAAGAAAAAAATAATAACAAATTATGTCAGATAAAAAAGAAAATTTAACCGAAGAGGATTACCTAAAGAGACATCTTGGTGATATGGAAACTGGTAAAAAAAATAATAATACATTTGTATCGGATACTACGTTTAATGATAATGTGGTGGAGAATGTTGGTAGAGTTGATGATTTACAATATTTTAACTGTGATATTAGAGAGTTGCCTTGTGGTAGATTTTATCCATCCGGAACTTTGTTTATGGTTAGACCTGCAAAGGTAAAAGAGATTCAAGCATATTCTATGGTTGATGATACTAACTTTTATGATATTGTTGAAAAGATGAATGATATGTTACAATCTTGCGTTAGGATTAAATATCCAGATGGTAAAGTTGGTTCTTTCTTGGAAGTTAAGGATCAAGATAGATTATTTTTAATCTTCTTAATTAGAGAATTGACATTTCAACAAGGTAACTCACTTAAAGTTGATTCAAAATGTACCTGTGGAAATGATGTTTCTCTTGAATTAACTAGAAAGAACTTTCATTTTCATGAGATTGATGAAAAGTTAGAAAGATTTTTTAATCCTTCTACTAGATGTTATCATTTTGAAACAAAAAATGGTGGTGTATTTGAAGTAACTCCACCTAATATAGGGTTACAAAAGGCATTTACAGATTATATCATTAAAGAAAATAATGAAAAAGTATCTCCAAATTTATCATTTTTGAAAATTATCCCATTTATGTTGGGTAGCAGAACAAGTATTACTTATGATGGAATTAAATCAAAATTAGTTGAATTCGAAAAAATGGATGACCAATCATTTCAATTTTTGAATGCTGCAGTTGGTAAAATGACATTTGGTATCAAGGAATTGAAAAAAACATGTGAATGTGGCGCGGAGGTACACGCAGAAATGCAGTTTCCCAACGGAACATCAAGTATTTTCGTTATTCATGATGCCTTTGAAGCATATATTAAAGAATAAGTTACTTTTACAGAAACATTTCCATACTCAAGAAATATCTATGGATGAATGGCCTTATTGGATGTTAGAAGAAAATATTAATATTGTGAATGAAATAATTGATGAAGAAGAAACCCAGAAAAAGAAAGATGAAGAACAACAACAATCTTCAATGCCTAATATGGATACCGGTTCGATGATGAAAAATGCACAAAGTATGACAAATAATATGCAAATGCCAAAGTTCTAAAATAAAAAATCCATCAAATGATGGATTTTTTTATTTCAAATTTTAATTTACAGCACCTGCCTTGTGTGCGCAGGAGGTCATCCTAATACCCTGAAACTAACGGTGGGTTAATTGTAAAGTTATTATCAATATACTCATCGATAAAGTAATCATAAACGAAATCCGCATTAACAGATTCGATAATATTGTTTGTACTCCAATCCAATTCATATCCACCTAATTTAGTTATTTGAACATTTTGGTAAGTAATTCTTCTTAATACAACACCTTTTTTATCATGTTGATTAACAATAATAGTACCAATAATATCACTTTTATAATGAAGTGCGCCATTTTGTGAATTAAATACTAAGTCATACCATGCCTTCATAGTATTCCAATTCTCCATAGAACCTTGTTGATTAACATTCACTTGAATTGGAATTGCTAATGTACCATCAGTTTTAGTTGGAGTAGTATTAAACACTCTAGTTGAATACTTGAATCTTTGAGTTTTTTGTGCAACATCAAATTCAGTAGTATTCATACTAATTTTAGTGGCATTTTGTAACAATAAGATAGGATCTCTACCTTGTGCTTGTAAAAGAACTGGTAAGATAAATGTTACCTCAAATAAGTTAAGGTATACTACTTCATCTGGAAGCGTTCCAGGTCCACCTGGTGAACCTACACCTTGGATTTGCGTATAATGTGGTAATGGCATTTGTTTTTAATTATTTTTTAGTTAACTTTTTAAGTTATTATTAAATTATATATTAATTATTTTAATATCTCTTACTACTATATATTAGGATAAAAAAATGCTTTTTTTCTAACTTATTATGAAATTTATCATATAAATAGAAAATAAAAGATTAGTATGAAAGTATATATGTTAACTGATACCCATTTTGGTATTTACTTAAACAATTTAGATAAATGGCAAAATATGATGGAGTCAACATTTTACAATTTCGTAATTCCATATTTAAAAGAAAATGTTAAACCAGGTGATATTCTAATACATCTAGGTGATTTATTTGATAACAGAAATAGTATTCCAATTATTACAATGAATAAAGTGGAAAATATTCTAAAAGAGTTAGCATCTATATTACCTGTTCATATTATGGTCGGTAATCACGATTTATTTAACAAAGGATCAAATGAAGTAAATTCTATAAGATTATATGGTTATATCGATAATATAACAATATATGAAAGAACAAAAACTTTAGAAATAGGTGGTAAGAAAGTAGTTTTAATGCCATGGGTTGAGAAGAGAATAGATATGATTAATGAAATTGCTATTAATCCTGGTGATTATCTATTATGTCACTCAGATTTAAATGGTTGTAAAATGCATTTAAACTCTGTTGCACATAGAAATGCGGATAAAATTGATGTTGAAGATTTTGGTAAATATCAAAGAGTATTTTCGGGCCATATTCATATACGACAAGTTCAAAAGAACTTTACATTTATCGGATCCTTGTATCAAATGGATAGAAATGATTATAATGATCAAAAAGGAATGACCGTATTGGATTTAGAAGAGGATGAAGTAGATTTCATACCAAATGATTATTCACCAGTATTCAAAAAACATAGAGTTATTAGTGAACAAGATGTTGAAGAATTGGATCAATTAAAAAACTCTAAAGATTATATAGATATTTCTATTTCTAATAATTTATTAATTTCAAATAGAAAGTTAAGACGTAAATTAGAAATGATATTAGAAAATGGTTCATTTGCATCAGTTGATTATATTGATGATATTGTATTGACTCCTGAAGAAGAAGAAAAGAAAAAAGAAGAGGAAGTTGAGTTTGATGAGAATAATTTAAACATTTCTATACAACTTGATTATGCAGATTATATAAAAGAATATATTTTAAAACAAAAGTATGATAATGAGAAATTCAAAAGTGGTGTAATGACTGAGTTTGATGAAGTTATTAGAATTTATAATGAGAACTTTAGTTCTAAAAAAGATTAATTATGGAAACAACTGCATGTGTGGTATTTAATAGGGTAAAATCAGGAACACCTTATGATCGAAAATTAAAATTATATTCAAAGAAGTATTTAACTAAAGTAGTTAAGTATCTTGAAGTAGAAGAAGAATATGAAAAATGTTCTATTCTAAGCAAGTATATTAAAGAAAGATTTAATCATGAATTAAATTACAAAAACCCTATTATATAATAGGGTTTTTTAATTTGTATAATGGAACATACTCACCTCTACCATTTTCATCTTTAACCCATTTAGTTTTGATTGGATCCAAGTATAATAATAGACCACTAAAATTTCTGTCTTTAGTTGCTTTAATTAAATGTTCTTCAACAAATTCCCAACTTTTATTGTTAAAAGATATTGCTTTATCATTTTCATCTTTGATCCAACCACCAAGATTTATATCACCAATACTATAACCCTTTTCAGTTATATAATCAAAAAACATATGAAATATATCAAGGTATTCAGTGATTTTTTTGTTGTTTGCCCATTTTTTTATTGAAATGTGACCACAATTACCACCCCAGTCAGTTAGTGTCATATCAAGTTCAAACCCATCATCAATCATATCAATAAATATAGCTTCTATACTGTCTTCCATTGAACTGATAAATTCTTTATCATTTATGTTTCTACTATTTCTTTTAACATTACCAACTGCTTCAAATGTCTTTAAGTATTTCATAACTTTTGTAATCTTATTTTTAAGTCTCCAGTTCCTTTTATAACTCTATGATAAACACCCATTGGTATAAAAACTTCACCTTGAATAACTTTTGGTAATTCATCATCTAATTGTATTTGCCAATCTGTTTCATCTATAGATTCAATTATTCTATCTTCTCTATCTCTATGCCACATAAACTCACCAGAGTCAGTATCTTGTTTAAACTCTCTGATAAATATATTATCGGATACTATTTCTTCTTTGAAAGGTAATTTCATTATTTTAAGGTAATTCTTTTTTCACTATGTCTATCAGGTATATAACCTGGAAAATTACGATCAATAGTTTCAACATTATACTTATCTTCTTTGTCCAATCTCTGCCAAACAATTGCTGCTTTTGGTGATTATTTATTTTCTTTTATCATATAGAATTCATACTTGTTATTTTGATATGCTTCTTTAAACCCAAATTTTTTATACATATTTATTGCAATTTTATTAGTATATCCTACAGATAATTTTATAAATTCTTCCTTATATTTGGTTTTAATGAAATCTAATATTTTTCTCATAAATATTTTTCCAAATCCTTTATTTTGATATTCATCAAAAATAGTAAAAGATGATAGATATATTTCATTTTCCTCATATAATACTATATAAATATATCCTACTTTTATATCATCAACATAAAAATGAAATTTATCATCATCATATTTATCTGTCTCTATTTCAAATTTGTTATCCAAAATGGACTCATTAAACTTCTTTAAATATTTCATAATTCTATATATAAAAATACTCAGGATAATTTTTTGATTTTAATCTATATCTTATAACTTGTCTATCTATACCTGAACCAATTACTGCATTTGAAATAGATTCATATATTATACCATTTATAGAAACAGATTTTAGTTTTGGTATACCAGTTTCTTTCAATTCAACCACTTTATCCAAATAAGACCAATTTGGATATGATTTGGAATTTAACCTCCAGTTAATATAATCATGAGTTTTATTAAGTTCTTTTGTAGCATCTGTTATAGATTCATATATTTTATTATCTATTGAAATTCTCTTTTGCCCTCCCTTAGATTACCAGAAGCCTGGATAGGACTTACCAAAAATGTGTTTGTAACGATTTATTCTACATGCCCAGTACCCTGCTTTAGTTTTATCTTTCTTGGTATCACACTTATGTCTGGCTGCAAATGATTTTCTTGCTTTAGGATCACTTACTTTGGCAGTTAAACCACCATGAACATCACCAAATGAAATCTTTTTAACATTGCCAGTTTTAGGATTTTTAACAAAAACTTGATATTTCTTAGTACCACCTCTCATTGGATAATTTAACTTAACTTCTCTACCTTGGTATTCGGCTTCGTTTAATTCTTCAATAGTTTCCATTGGTAAATCCAAAGGAACTGAAGTACCTTCATATTCTGAGAATATGCCTATATCAGTTGATTCAAATAATTCAGTATCTAAGTCAGATAATTCAATTTTATTTTTATCATATAATTCTCTAGCTTCTTTGATTAAATCTAAATATTTATTAGACCCAGGTCTAAATACATTTTCCACAATAGGTTTATTATTATCTATGTGGTATTGTAAGTTTTCTGATATTGAATCTGATACTTTATTAGAAATATCTTGCATCATTTCAAAATCTTTTATTTCTCTTTCAAACTTTCTTACCATTTCAAGTCCTAATTCTTTGACAAGATACTCAAGAACATCATTATTTAATTGAGATGTATTATTACCACCACTCCCTGATAGAAACTCTTTCACTTCTTCTTTATATTCTCTATAATCATCAAAACTCATATCTGAGAATGATTCAAATAATTTTATATATTTCATATTATAAAAATTAATTTTAGTTATATATTAATTATCAAGAACCTAAAAATTAATATATACTGAAAACATAATTAAACTTAATGTCAAGTCATAAAAATCTAGCATTCTTCAACAAGTCAGGAGATAGTCTAAACTTAAACTATAATGAAAGTACACAATTATTTGAAGGTTCTCTTTTATTTGATGAGAACTCAACAGATACATTCAAAACATATGCATTATATACATTAGAGAAAGTACCAACATTTGACTTTGAATCGATTGGTAACTTAGGAACTAATAAATTCCAATTATTTAATGAATTTGGATTTCATTTCTATGGATCTAAAACAAATGTATTGCAACAAATAACCAATATTGAGCCGGTTAATAATGATCCTGATTTTTATTCTAAATGGATATATGGTGAGAACTTTGAAGTTAAATTTCCGGTTGGATCAATAATAGTATTTGATAATAGTTTATTGGAGTTTAGTAATCCTAATCAATCATTTGTAGTTGTCTCTACTAAGAAAAATGCGATAATGATTATATCAACAGTTGATAATTCAACTTTTGAAAATACATATTACACATCATATAAAGATCCAAATACATATATTGGTAAATATATATCGAGTAAAGATGTTATTGGTATTTATAATTATATTAATACTAATTATGAAAATAAAATATCAGAATGGTCTGAACCTAATTTTTATGATAAATTATATACCGGTAAAAAACTTAATGTTATTAATACTGATACAAATGATGGTGTTTATACAGTTGGTAATACTGATATAACCGATATAATACATTTTGAGTACTCAGTAAATAGATATAATTTACCTACAAATTCTGATATAATAATAGAAGTTATACTTGGTACAGATTTACCAAAATTATACGATGGTGGTTTAGAAATTACATCAAATGGTAGAGTAGGTATAACAGATTATTTTCACTATCCTAGAATATTAAAATCGGGTCAAGTATTTAAAGTAGTTGGTTCATCACTGAATAATAATTTCTTAACGGTTAGTGATATATATGATTTCACAAGTAGTAATAATGTGAAATATTATAATTATCAAGACCAAGTTACTTATAATGGTCGGTTATATGAATGTATTTTGGCTTATACACATAGTCACTCTTCCCAAGATACTATGTATATAACACCTGATACTGATATAACACACTGGTCTAATCCGACACATATTAAAGTTAATGAATCGACAAATTTAGAAACATTACTTTATGCTCAGTTATATTTAACAACCGATAGATATTATTATAGTTATGGTTGGACTGGTTCTAGTGTAATAACTTTTGCATCTATTGTAGATAAATATAAAGCGGATTTACAACTATTTAATATTGACCTTTATTATGATAAAGATTATCTTAAAGCAGATTTGATTTATCCAAGTAGATATGCAAGTGTTAATTTCTATCATACTCAAGTTGATGTTAATAACTCTATAGGAAGTGAAATAAGAACATTTGAGAGACTAATTGAGACTACTGAAGTACTTACAACAGAATTAAATTATGACTATTCAGAAAGATATAAATATAATATAGTATTTACTGATATTGATGAATTTGGTATAAAGATAATCATAAACAAAATGGTTTATGAAGAAGAAGTTTCGTTTGTTTATAGTGGTTTAAATATTGATATGAAAAGAACAATCGATAAAACACTTAGAAATTGGTTATCGAGAAACTATTTAGAATTATACAAATTAGGTATAAATGTTGAATTACAATATACAGGTAGTTATACTTCATTGTTCTATAATTCGATATTAATATTAACTGAATATCCAAATGTGCCAATTATTATAAATGATGTTCAAGTTGGTACAACTGCCAATAGTTATATAGAACATTCTCGTGTTCTATTCAATGATTTAGGGCCATCTTTGAATATTAATATTAATAACAAAGATTACAATGTTCAAACTGCAACATCATCTTTATCAACTGCTACTCAGTCTATTATTGATATTCCAAAAACTTTAAAAAATTGGAGTGATTTATATTCTAATAATTTATTGGAGTATGGTGTAATATCTAGTGTTAAGAATAATCTTTTATTATTTGATATTAAACAAACAGAAAACAGACTTAATTATGTTATAAACACAGGTAAAATAAATTTACCAGGTATAAATGATTATGTTATTACAAATAAAATAAAAGGAAATGATGGTGTTTTAATAGCATCTAATGAACTTATATTATCCGCAACATCATCTGAATCATTTGAAGAAATAGGATTTGCAACTGGTATGGTATTTTCAATAAATAATACTAATTATCCATATGTTAATCAAGAATTTAATATTAAATATTTAGACCCTAAAGTTTTAAACCTAAGTTATCAAGGACCTTTCTGGGATGTTAATAATTTTATATGTAACTTATCTCCATTTGTTACTATTGTATTTAGTTTAGGATTTGGTCAAACTGCTTGTGGTCTCAATCCAATGGATGGTACATCAGGTGAGTTTGATATCCAGGCATTTAGTGCTTCAGAGTTTAATATAAATTTTAGTCCAAATACATATACTTCATATTCATATAGTGGTGTTTCTGGTATGGTTGATATTAAATATGTTCAATTATCTAATTCAATTTATGTTTTAGGTGATTCTAGTATAGGAGTTTTAGATTCTTATTATGGTATAGATATAACTACTATAAATTTACCGGGTAATACTGCTAGTATAAAGATGGAGTTTAATAATGTTAATAATTATGTTTATTGCTTGTCTAAAAATTATTTAAATATATTTGATCCTTTAACTAATATAATTATATCTAGTATTTTATTAACTAATGATGCGGTTGATATGTTGGTAAATCCAGTCAATGGAGATGTTTATATTACATATAGTGATAGTTTCAAAATTGATATTTTACATTATGATACTTTTATACCTATTCCAATATACAATACTACGTTTACTGGTAAAATGGTTTATCAAGAATATGAAGGTGATATTTATATTACATCTAATGATGGTAATATACTTAGGATTGATGGTGTGAATAGAAATATTAAAAATACATATGTTATTGGTAGCACATTATCAAATATTTATTATGAACCGGTTAATGGTGGTATATTTATTTATAGTACTAATGGTGTTTATAGAATAGATAATGGTTTAGTAAGTATAACTGATATACCAACATCAACATTTTCGGATATGATATTTAATAATCTAACTGGTGAGTTAAATTTATCGGATGATACCAATTCATTTATTAGAACTGGATTAACTGGAAGTATCGTTGATTATACTGATGTTTCTAATCACGGTTATCTAGGATTAAATCCATATGATGGTTCAATTTATCTATCATCTACGACTAATAATATAGTTGTTATAGATCCACTTACTAACACATTTTTATTAAATGTACAAACTGCAATAACTACTAAGTTAATTTATAATCCTGATAGAAAATCTATGTGGTTTATACAACCATCTACAAATGGAATTATTGAGATTTCGGTTAAATTGAATAACCTGATTACATTAAATGATGTTAAATCTACATTAGTTGAAGATAACCAATATGGTACATTAAATAGTGATTATGTACCTAGGGAAGATATTTGGTTAAAAACAAGAGACTACTTTAGAAGACCAAGAGAAAACTTTAATGATGAAATTGGAGTTAAATACTATTGGAAATGGTTTTCTGATAATGTGCCTGAATTCTTTTTATATGATTATTCTGGTACTCAATTACAATTAAGTGAGAATATTTATAAAGGATATGCCTCATATTCATATACTGGAACCAATCCATTAAGTACAGTTGTTTTAAACAAGACACCTAATACTGATATTACTAAGGTTTCTTTACCAGAATATCAAAAAACTATATTTGATAAAATTGAATATACATTAGGTCACGTTGATGATAGCATTAATGTTTCAAGTGATGTGGAACCTTTACAATTATTTATAGGTTTTCAATCTCAAACAGAAGGTGCACTTCGTTCTATTTTACAATTATATAAACAAGAATCTATTTCATTTAAAATAAATTCAAACATTAATCAAAGTATTAAGATGGAGACTTTGGATATTAATCTCGATACGAAAAGAGGTCAAATAAGTCTAAATACAAATTCAGTTGATGTATTTACTGGTAGAGGATTAAAAGTTGATCAACATATAGTTATATATGTTAAGGATAGTAGTAATACAAAGGATCAGTATATATCACATAATAATGCTTCTATGTTTATAATTAAAGAAATCTATAGTAAGACATTGATAGTTGATTTCTTTGATATAGAAAATGATATATTGGAAGAAGAGTCAACTATTATAAGTGATTTCCCAAAAGTAGGTGATGTTACATATCTAGATTTTAGTATAAAGGTTGTTGATAAGGAAATAGGTAGATTTTTTACATATGGTCAAACCGAAGAAGAAGATGTTAGATTTAAAATAGAATTGGGTAATGTTGGTAAATTGATTGATACCCAAGATGTATTTATATTCAAACAATATGATATATTAGAAGGTGGTATTGATTGGACTTTCTTAAATAAGAAACGAAAAGAGATGATGATGATGAAACATTTGATTTATCCATATATTGGTTCATATAAATCGGTTATAAATGCAATTAATTTTTTTGGATATAATGATTTACAGTTAAATGAGTATTATAAAAATGTTGATACTACATCACCAGATTTTACCAAATTATTTAAAGTAGAGATTCCTGATATTTTTGATAATACTGTTGAAGGTTGGACTGAAAATGATTTTATTAAACATACTATGTCAAATGATAAGTTTGAAGGAACGAATCTTTTCAATTTAACATATTTTATAACTGATAAAGATGGTACAAATATTTTAACATACTCATTAGATGAAGTAATTATAAAATTACAAGGTCTAAAATATTGGTTAAAGAAAAATATTATTCCATTAACGCATAAAATACTTGATATTACCGGTAGAACCTATCTTAGTACTGGTACTCAAATACAACATAGAGTTAATGATATTAGAATAGTTAATATTAGTGAAAATATGACACCGGTTTCATTTAAATTAAATGAAGCTTATCTAATGCCAGTTAATAGTGGATCAACTGTGTATAACTGTGTATTAGACTTATATTCTATAATACCAGGTATTGGTGCCGATAAAAATACTGATATATTAAAAACAGCACCAACACCATATAATGGTGTTCAATTAGTTTCACCAGATTACTTTAATATAAAGATAAGAACTTATAAAACATTTAAAGAGTGGGCTCCTTTCTTTTCATATAGTAAAGGTGATAAAGTTATATACTATGATATTCTTTATGAATCAGTTATAAATAATAATAAGGTAAACAGTCCTAGAAAATATGAATTAGTAACATCTTGGGTACCTAATCAAACTTATATAGAAACTAATATTGTTAACTATAATAACGATATTTATGTATTAAGTACTACTGCTTCTATACAATCTACTATAAGTCCACTTTTAGATTCAAATTGGAAAAATATAACAGAATGGAGACCAACTAATTTAGAACCAGTTCAGACAATATCTGAATTTAGAAATGGTGATAATATGTTACCATTTAATTTTACTATTGATTCTAATTTAGATCCATTTATTGTGATTGAAGTAACATCAGATAATGGTTATGGATGTGTTTATACTGATAAGAAAAATTATGAGATAAGAGGTACTAAAGATTTAATAACAAATAACCAAACTAAGGATGTTATTGGTCCGTTTATTCCAATACAAATTTTATAAATAAAAAATGCTCATTATGAGCATTTTTTTTAGAGTACTGTAATTTTTGCAGTAGATTTAATCTCTTGCCAATATTTATAACTTGCAGTATCTTTTTTTATGTTTAAATTATCATTGTATGGAATTTTATTTATATAGTCGGACTTATAAAAAAACCCACTAGTTGAATTGGTAACACCTGCATTATGGAATATATTTAATCTATCCCATTCATTTACCGATGAATTTCCCCAGGCAAATAGTAAATCATCATGACATACCGTCTTAATGTCTAATTTCCATATATTCCAAAGAACTGCCCACATATCAGCACACCATATTTGTAATTCATGATATTTTGGATTTTCTATTTTTTTAATGTTATTTAAGTCAGTTATTTCTTTAAATAATTTTTCCGAATCATTTTCCACCTTTTCCCAAAATTCATATCCAATATTTTTCATTATATATTGAGCTCCTATAGAATTCAGTTCATTTTCTTTAACTAATTTTTTATCTATATTTACTATTTCACACATCTTATCTAAAATATCTTCACCCTTACTAATTATATAATCATGTCCAATATACCATCGTGTATCAGATCCATAAAAAATATCATCATCCTGTTCAAATTTATTGAAATTAACAGACTTGGTAAATATCATATCACAATCATGATAGAATATGGTTTCCTCTGAAAGATAAGTATGTTTTAAAAAGTGTTGTTTTAGTATATTGGGTCTTATTGAACTTATATAGTTTTTAGATTTTCGTGTATCATCATAAAAGAAAAACCTAGCGGGATAACTGTTTGCCAACTTTGACCATTGTTCAGGTGTGTTTCCATTTTTGGAACATACTATGTCTATCTTATTTGGATTTATTCCATTTTTTATAAAATTATTTATCATAACTTCCACTTGCCAAGCATAATAGTTTGTTGCTGGTTGGGCACATATATATCTCATTATTTATATATAAATAAAAAAACCTCTTAATTTTTAAAATTAAGAGGTTTTTAAATAATTATTATTTTACTTCTTCAAACTCTAATTCAGTTTGATTTAAATTTTTCTATTAATAATATTTTGTAGATGTTCATTATAATTGGATTCAATTTCGCGTTCTACACCTTCTTCAAAACAAGCTACCCAGTCTTGAACATCGGATGATAGATTTTTACCAAGTGTTTCGTAGTAATTGAATACTTTACTAACATCACCAATTTTACGAAGAATTTGAGAAAATGTGTAAGCATCTTTAGTCAACCCTTTAATTTTATAAGTTGAAATTAAATGGTAAATATAAGTAACTTCTGTTGCATTTACTTGGAAAGGAAATAATTGATATTCATCAGAATATTTAGTTGATTTCATTGTATCAAATAAATCGGTAAGTTCTATGGCAAGAAATACTGTATTTACATCATATTCTAATTTATTCAGAATTAAGTCTGTTAAAAATTTCCATTGTGATTTATTCAGATTAAAATTATATTTTGTATCTTGTAATAACTCTGAATATTGTTTCCAAATTATTTGTGCATTATTATAAAGTGCATCTTTTTCTTCATCTGATTTACCTTTACCAATAGTTGTATTGATGAATTTGGTAATTTCTTTTGACTTCAGGTCTAATTTATTTTCAGATTCTTTAGTTATAAGAATATAATCATTAAGATTCTCAGTGAAGTTAATCTGAGGTTTAATTACATTTGTTTCTATTGTTTTTGACATTTTATTTTACTTATTTTTATATGATGAAACTATCTTCTTTTTCATCTTCTTTTTGTTCGATAAATAAAGATTCAACTTGATTTGCTCTACTTACTTTTTCAACACCATATTTATTTACCAAAGAGGCAAATGTATTTAAATCAGTTTTTACCAATTTAATTTTACCACTATCGATATTCATATTAATTTTATCAATTTCTTGTTCAATTAATATAGTTCTTGATTCTTCATCAAATGCAATCATCAAGTCCTCGTTTACAGTTACTAACAATTCTTTATTTAAAATGGCACACATATTATCTGCAATTTTAGTAATCTTTATCATACTTTTTTGCTTTTTGTGTCCTTGAAATTGAAAGTCTATTTTAATAGGGAATGTTTTTTTGTTAAAAACATCAAAAAAATCTGTTATAGTATCATCAGATACTTCATAAAAATTATCATTCATATTTTATATATATTTTAATAGTTATAATTTAAATTATTGAAAAGTTTATTTTAGTAAAAAGTATGATATGATGATAATCATAAATAACGTTATTATTGGTATGACTCTATAATATATTTTATCATAAAATTTATTAGTTTTAAATAATGAAAATCCAATTACAACTAAGTATGAAAGTTTATCAACTTTTTTAACTTCATATGATTGAAAAAGTTCCGATAGTCCAATAGTATTTAGAAATTTCGCAACACTCATTGTATATTCTCTGATATAACTTTCTGATATTTTATCAATATCAGATTTTTTAATAGAGAATGCCTCACCTATTAGTTCCTCTGGTACATTTAAAACAGTATAAAGTCTATAAGCATCATCGATTCTTATATTTAAATTTTGTTCTAATTGTACTTTATTTTCCTTTAAAATTCTTTTGAAGTAAAGAAAAAGTTGCATTTTTTTTAAAAAAGATATTCGTTTCATAGTATATTATACTATTAATTTACAATTAGTTTAATTATTTCATGGTTAAATCTACAACTGCGTCTGCTTGGAATCCTTTACTTGCGATATACTCGTCTAGTGAAGAGGTTGAATGATTTATATTTGCTAATAAGTCAATTACTATATCTAATTGTTGATGAGTATCACCATATTTAGATTTTGATCTTTCTTTTATAATACCTCCTTTTTTATCTTCTCTAGCACCAACCATTGGACGTTTTGCACCACTAACATCAGAATCAAGTAATTTACTGAATACACTGGCCTTATTTTCTAAAGTTGACATCATATTACTAAAAGCCTGTTCATTCATTGCGGCAAGTACTGCTAAATTACCTGTTAATTTTCTTATTAAGTTTACTTTATTACCATCTATTGATGATAGTGCACCACCGAATTTTTTCAAGGCATTTGCTAGTTTATCATAAGCACTTGCTAATTTAACCATTGAATTTGCAGTTTGTGATACTGGATCCTGTCCAAATAAAGTTTTTATAACACCTTCTCCTTTATTAATTTCTGTTAGTTTTTTTGCCAAATTTGCAAATCCAATAACATTAGATGATAGACTTCTGATATAATTAGGATCTATTCTTGTATTAAAAAATCTAGTACCGTTGCTTAATATTTTTGCAGTATTGACCATTTTAGATGCAACTCTATCAATAGAACCCATTTCAATCCAGTTTATATCCTTTATGCTGTTGGTTATACCAACAAATGTACTTATTATTGATTTTACTGAACTAACCCATTCTTTCTTAGGATAAGAATCCCAAACATTAGATTTTACTTTTGAAAATTTATGTGCAACATTTACAATTGCTTGTGCCGTCCAAGTTATTCCTTTAAATATACTTTCAACTACATCATTTCCTGATGTGAATAAACCTACATTATTTAGTGCTTTAAATATCGGACTAAATGCTATCATTGCAGAACCAACACCTTCAGACCAAGCTTTTGTTGGTCCACTACTAAATGACGCTTTACTTTCTGAAAATTTATTTGCAGCAAGTATTATACCATCCACTATACTTATTATACCAGAACTCATTTGTTCTGGTGTTAATTTAATACTAAAGAATCCTCCTGAACTAAGTGCTTTATAAACTGGTGAAAATGCTGAAATTGCTAATCCAACACCTTCAGACCAAGCTTTACTAGGTCCATTTTTAAATGATGTTTTAACACTCGCAAATTTATTTGCCGCGGTTATTATGCCATCGGTAATACTTATTATACCAGAACTCATTTGTTCTGGTGTTACTTTAACACTGAAGAAACCTGCATTGTTGAGTGCTGCATAAACTGGTGAAAATGCTCCAATTGCAAGAGATATACCCTCTGACCAAGCTTTTGTAGGTCCTCCTGTATAATTACCCTTTCTTAATATAAATGATGTATCAACAATTGTTTGTGCTATCATTAATACTGCCTTAGAACCGGTCATTAGTGCTATCATACCCAATCCAAGTGATCCAAGTATAAATGTACCCATTGTACTCATAGCCATACCAAATCCAACCATACTTAAACCTACTCCCATAGACCAATCAAGAGTTGGATATTTCTCATATTTACCTTTGTCTAAAATGTGTGAAGTCGCAACTACTGTTGCCGCCACTACTAATATGGCAACTGCTCCTGCTAATATGGCTAAAGCACCAACACCAGTCATTGCAATTGTTCCTAATTCAACTGCGGCCAAACCAAATGTCAATAATGAAAGTCCGACACCTAAAGACCATTTCCAGTCTGGGTATTTTTCATATTTACCTTCTGATACTATCAATGAACTCACCATAATGGCAGTTGCTATTATTACCAATGAAATACCACCTGCGAAATAGGTTTCTGGGTTACCTAATTTATTAACAACCCACATTGCGGCGGCAACAACTGCTATAGATATTGCTAAACAAACACTAAATACCAGTATTTTGATCATTGATCCAAATGATATACCATTAAGGTATTCTTGTGCTTGGAATAATATATATGCCGATGCTGCAATTGCTAAAGTTAAGAGTGTAAAAACTAAAGGTATTTTTATAACAGTACCCATATCTAACTTACCAACAACTGGTAAAATTAATTTAAGAGCAAATGCAAATGCTATAAATAAAATTGATATACCTATTGCAGTAATAAATTGTGCAAAGGTTATAGGCATCACCATACCAAGTGCGTGTGATGATACTGCGATGGCCAATGCCATTGCTGGTAATAATAATGGTAGTATAAATACCGCACCAACTATCGTTCCTGGACTAATACCTTCAAGAGATTTTAGTAATTTTGCCATGCCAAATGATATTACAGTAAACATACCTGCTATCAATATAGAAGTAATTGCTTGTGTAAAACTTATTGGTGTAACCATTTGTAGTACCCAGGATGATAAAGTTATTCCTAATGCTATTGCTGGTAGTAAAATAGGTAGTAATAAAATACTTTTACCTAATGTAACAACATTTTCACCACCTAATGCTTTTAATATTTTTGAAATGCCAAATGATATTACAGTAAACATACCTGCTATTAATATAGAAGTAACTGCTTGACCTAGTGTTATTGGTGTGACTGCGGATAATACCCAGGATGATAAAGTTATTCCTAATGCTATTGCTGGTAGTAAAATAGGTAGTAATAAAATACTTTTACCTAATGTAACAACATTTTCACCACCTAATGCTTTTAATATTTTTGAAATACCAAATGATATTACAGTAAACATACCTGCTATTAATATGGCAGTAAGTGCCTGTGTAACACCAATTGGTCTTACTAAACTTAATATCCAAGATGATACGGTTATACCCAGTGCCATCATTACCAGTATCTTTGTTGTATTTATTGCATCATCCTGTGTTAGTTTTAGTTTAGCCAACTTTTCAAATGCCACCGCTATTACAAGAATTGCCATTGATAGTCCAATGACCGATAAAAAGTCAACACTACCTACTAATTTAAATGCGAGTCCTATTGCCAATACACCAACTGCAATCAATAGAATAGTACTAACGCCTTTTTTGATATTACTTTCCGATTTTTTATCAGCGGTTTCTTCAAAAAGTCCTGTTTTTTTCTCTTTACTTTTAGATATTTCTAAAATTGTTTTTTGATTTTTTAGAATTTCCTGAGTATCCGACTTTATAGATTTTACACCTGCATTAATTTCTTTAATTTGTTTTGAAAAATCACCACTCTGTAAAACATTAGTAGTCGTAGTATTACTAGTACCTTTCTTTTCAAGGGCTTCCGAAATCATAACAAGTGCTTCTGATAGATTATCTAACGCATTTAATAACTGTTTATCCATACTAACTATATATAAAACTTTTAATCCTTTTAAGTATTTATGCTATAATTATTAATTAATATATAAGATACAAAAAAATTATGGAAGACATGAGTATTAAAAGAACATTACGTCATTATTTCCTTGGTGAGTCATTAAAAGAAATAGAAGTTAATAGAATATTTGATAAGGTTAGTAAAAATGATGAACTATCAAATAGGGAAAAGAGATTTATAGAGCTTTATAATAATAAGATACAAGATGATAGGGACTTTATGTATCTTTCTAAGAATACTACATGTGAACGAGTTAAAGATTTATTGGATAGAAATAAATTAATAATTTGTGACTTACATGATAGAGATGGTTTAATTGGATTACCAGTTGTGAGTATTGAAAATAACTATGATGAAGAATTTGGTTTAATTATAATGAAAAATGAAACTCATAAATTAAGTGATAAATTTCTTTATAATATAGTTTATAATAAAAAAAAATGTAATTATTCATTACAAGAGCAAGATGAATATTTTGAAAAAATAACTATAAATGATAATGATAATTAAGAAATTTACTCAATTTAATGAAGCAATATCAGGTACTGAGATGGTTGGTCCGGTTGGTCCGGGATATGGTGAAACTAGACTACAAAATAAAACTATAACCGGTTATGACACCGATGTCATATATAGTGAATTGGGTGGTCGAATTTATACAATAGATGAGTATAATCAAATGTATCAAGACTATTTAAAATCTGGTGGTTCACCATTAGATGGTTATAATAAAGAAAACCTAGATACTGTAATTTTCTTCTTTCAAGAAAAACAAGACGAGTAAAAACAATATATAAGTTTGATAAAAAACAGAAATCAAATTATGAGTAAATTGGTAACACTAAATGGTCTAGACGACCAAAAATTATTAAATGAATTATTTAATGATGAAATTGTAGTATTTGAAGATATACAAGGATCTAAAATATGGGTTAGTTGGGGTGGTAAAGAGTTTATAATAAAACCAAAATCATTATCAAGTGAGTCTATTAATATGATAGATTTGGCAATGCAAAATTATTACAATCCTGCTATAAATTATTTTAATTCATTAGACAACAGAGTAAAAAGTCTTTTAAATAAAAGATGGTCATTTTGTTTTGAGTATTTTCCAGATAGTCAACCTGCGAACATTGAGTATAATAGAACACCTAAAAATAATTTAGTTTTAACTGCAATAAATAAAGCAGGTAAGTACGACTTTGTATTAGAAGAGTTGGATGAGTATGCTAGATTATTTAATGTAGAAATAATACCTGTTATCTATCAGGGTAAATTAACTGAAAAAATGATAGAAGCAATAAAATATTTCATCAATACCAGTATTGATGATTTAGAATATATTTTTGGTGAAAAATCATTTACATTTTTCTTTTATAAGATTTTAAATCCTATCTTACAGAATTCATTTTTAATGGAGGATGATTTTCAGAAAAATATAGAGAAGTTGATAATAAGAAGTAAATCAAAAGATATTTCATTTGAATTGTTAAATCCTTTATATACAAGACTTAGTGAAAGCAATGATACTGACTTTGTTGAAATTTATACTTTAATATTAATTAATTTTCTTAATTTTTGTCAATCAATTGATTTGAAAAGTATTAAATTGAAAGGAGATAGAAAAGATGAAATTTATATTTACTTAGTTTGTAAACTATTTAATATTTATATCTCAGAAGTAAAAAATGATTTACTTGACTTTGATTTTACAGTTCCGGAATTTTTTGATAAAGACAAATTCAAGATTAATACTGAATTGATTAAGAATAAATTAACCAAAGAGTATATAAGTGAAAGTGATAAATTGGAGTATATTTTTAAAGTAATACTTGGGTCATTTAATAGAAGAAGAAAAAGACCGATTGGTATTTTTACCGACAACACGGTTAAATTATTTAATAAATTTGTTGATGATGTTGATAATGAAATAGGTAAATATATGAAAAGAATAAGTGAAGTTGAATTGACAAGAGCAGGTCTTTTAGATTTTGGAGATTTCTTTGATATTCAATATGATACTGATGCGGATGGACAAGTTTATCCTGATGTTTATTCTGAATTTGAAAAAGGAGTTGAACATGATAAGAAGAAAAAAGGTAAAGGTGGTAAACTACCAATTGAACCAATTAATACGACAAAAAAACCTACTATATAGTAGGTTTTTTTATTTATCTAAGCCACCAATCACCACCCTTAATTTCTTGGAACCCTTTAACATCATGTATATATTTATATACCCAACATTCAATATCGCTTGATGTATGTATTTTAGTTCTTATATATTCGTCACCTTCAAATTCGTCAAGTATTGGAAATACGGTTGGGTCTATTAAATAAACATCGCCTAAAATTTTCCCATCACCATCAACAAAACCAGGATAAAAATCATTTACTTTATAGATTTTACCATCTATTGTTGCCTTTCCACAAAATATTGGATCATTTAATAATTTCTTGGCAGTATCTCTAAACTGTCCATATACAAATAAATATTCTCTCATAAACTATATATTTAATTTTTAATATACATATTTATGAAATAAGAAGAGGAATTAGACGTAAAAAAATTGATAAAATATTCAAACATACTGCATAATTTTGATATAAAAACTATGTATATTAAAAACACAATTATTAGTAAAAAGTCAACTGGGATAGTATCTCAACGAATACAAGATAAGACTTTTACCCTTCAATTTCTACCAGAGTGTTTATATAGTATAGAG